TTGGGTGGTCTGTGGCGCACAACGGAATCATCAACGGTGATTGCAACGCTAACATGCAAGGAGCTTTAAAGGACAGACTGTTTGCAGCACGAGGCTCTCGCGAGCTGGATGCCGCTTACAGGGACGCCCAGCGATCATTCATCTTACACAACCCTACTTTTATTTCACACATTAAGAACCACATTGACCTCCATTTCGGAGCTTATTCATCAATGATCCAAGAATGTGACGAGCACCATGCTGACCCCCACAAAAAGAAAGAATTGCGCATCCAGGCGCGAGGGGATCTCTTGGCCGGTACTCGTCATGGTCTGACGATCGCAGACAGACTATGGACATCCAGAGCCGCCTGCTTCCTCAAGAAGCAAGAAGTAGCTAAACCCGGCAAGGCAACGCGCACAGTAGTGGATCTGAGCGTGGCCGGATCGCTTCAAGGCTTCGTCCTCTCTAAGATTATGAAGTACGCTCTCTCCGAGCTGCTTGATGTAGAGGGGCCGGACGGGCACACTTATGGCCAGATACTGTTCTGTCTCAAACCTGAACCATCACTCCTCGTAGATATTTTTAAGAACCTTATCGACCCACCAACCACCGCCTTCGTGGTGCTCTTTTCCGATGATGCCTGTTACTCATGCAGGCGGCCGGATGGGAGCGTGTTCAAGTGCAACCTTGATCTCACGAAGTGCGACCTCTCCCACACCGAGGCACTTTTTGACCTTCTCATCGAGCTTACGCCAGATCATGCGCGGGAAGATATGCGCAGACTGGTCGAACAATGCTTGCTTCCGCTTTACATATACGACAAAAATGATCGTAGCAATAAGGTGGTGGTCAAGCCAAAATGCCCGGTCTTGTACTCAGGTGTCACGATAACCACTCTTATAAATAATCTAGCACTCTACCTTCTCTCCTGGTCCCTTTTTAAAAGCAAGGCCAGTACGCCCAGAGAGGTCATTGAGGCTGCGGCCCAAGTCGGCTACATCATCACTATCGTTGATTGCACCGACGACTACCACAAGCTTCAATTCCTCAAGCACTCACCTTGCATGGACACGGACGGTGAGCTTTGCGCGGTACTCAATTTGGGAGTGCTGTGCCGGAGCTCCGGTAGAACAAAAGGGGACCTTCCAGGGCGCAAGAAGGACGGTTTAGAACTGAGAGCCAGAAGATTCCAAAATGCCCTTCTCAACGGCATGTACCCACGAACCCATTTCGAACTCAAGCGACGCATGTTGCTGTCGACTTGCACTGCAGATGCCAAAAGCATCGCCGTCGTCAAGAAGATGTTCGAATATAAAGTCGACAGTGACGCTAAGCGTGAACACACTATCGACGATGCGGAGCTCTTCGCTAGGTACGATCTTACTGACGGCGAGATCCAGGAAGTCAATTCTCTCCTAGGTTCCTGTGAATACGAACAGAGTGTCGCCTCGAGCGGACTCGACAAGATCCTGAATGCCGACTACGGACTGTCCTGTCGGTATTACGAGGACACGTAGGGACCACATCCACCTCACAACCCACCCAACACACCCAACGTATGGTACCGATGATCCC